GTTCTAAAGTTCATATCTGAATCTTGTAACCAAATAGATAAAGCAATCATGGCCACCGATCCTACTGCTCCTATTAATGAAAATATATTCATTTTGGCTCCTATTTTGTTGGTACAGGGGTATGGAATCGAACCATATATCTACCAGGTGTTACCCAATGATAGTGCGTTTACCACCTACGCCACCCTGTGCCATTTCTTTCTCTTTACTTCTTTGCCAGATACTTGGAGACAGTATTTTGTATTCCATAATCGTCAGAGGTTTTGATTCCGACTATCAACCATCCCTCAAGCCCAATCAGATCATCTTCCCAGCTGAAAGGTTTGGAATAGTCGATACCGAAGGCCTGGGCAAAGTTCTTGAAATCTCTCAGCGCACCGGCTGCTTGTTTATCCTCAAGCTTGTTTCGATCCTTCAAGTCCCAGAAGAATGCATTGAATTCCTTTGCAAGTGGCTCCTTTGGCACATCGAAGACTGGTGTGTACCAGGTAGCGCCATTCTTGTCACTTACACCAGTACGAACCAAGATGATGCGAGCCTTTACTTCTGAGCCTTTTGGTAGAGTTGTGGGTTCTGGTGCATCGTCAATTTCTTTCTCAAGATCACTGTAATCTGTTAGCATTTTGTTTCCTCCTTTAATTTGTATTACTTGATAGACTTATTAAGATCACCTCCTTTTATTTTAACTTAGGCTTGTCCTCAGTGCTGAATCCAGCTTTCTTCAACAATGCCTTAATATCAGGTGGTTCGATAGCATTGAGCAAGCCATCTCTCTTCAGCCTAGAACGAGCTATATATGTTCCGAGGGAGTCAGTTAGCATTTCACGCTTAGGATCCTGACGACCTTCTTCACCTACTATTACGTAGATTTCATCAAACAATAGTGGAATGGTTACTACCGCATCTCCAGTTACGTAGAAGCGATATTTGATATCTTCACGTGTGATACCAGTTGATTTATCTATAGCCATTAGTTTTCTTATTTCCCTTAAGTGACCGGTTAAGATGAAATCACAAGGGAGGCGCATCAGCTTTCTGATATAATTAGTCAATGCAATCTTCTGAGGCATGTAGTCTATGTTACGTTGAGGAGCTTCGCCTGGACGAGATTTGGATTTAAGCTGGTCATTCATTATAGCGATGCCAAGCATGGTTGCAGAGTCAACACAGTAAGTTCCGAACTGTTCGAAGTAGCCGATTTGAAATCTTATGTCGATAGCTTTCTTCCACGCTGCGAAGGCCTTAGGTTCAAAAGGGTCTTCGTCTTCAAAGGATGTATCAGCTACTACATCACCAGATTTAATTAGATCTGATAAGCACTTTGTTCCGCCAGGGTCGAAAGAGTCTATGTGGATAGGCTTGCGAGCAGTCCTAAGTATATAAGTCTTACCAGCGTTAGTCTCTCCTGTAATGAGAGCACTGAAGCGTTTTTGGAGTGGATCTCCAGCATAATAATTGCGTACTTTTTCAAGTTCTTTTTGTGAGTCGTAAGCCATTCTTATTCTCCTTTAAAGATCGTTTTATTTTTAAACGAACTATCCAACTTTCTTAATCAACCATATAGCTGATATATTTAACAGCGCAGCGCTTATCCAATAGAGAGCACTTCCCCACTTACCACCAATAGCATAGATAATGCTGGCTAAGATACTCTCTATAACAATTATAGTTGGAAGGATATGCATTATCCTCTCCATTCTAAGTCCTTCTTAACTGAAGATTCTTTCTCCGCTGGATTCCAAAATTTAGTTACAAATCCTATCGGTGGCTCATAGCATTGCTGAAGTGGATTACTCCACGCCATACAGTAGTCATGATAAGCACAACCACGAAAATCTGTACAAGCCTTAGGATTCATTCTGAATGCCATGAATACTTGGTCATTCTCACTACAGTGATACATCCTATCCATATCTATCTCAATTTCATCTAATAGCATGTTAACAGTCCACAACCAGACATTCATCTGGTCAGGAGTTTTGAATGCAGGAACTGGATGAATAGTAACATGGTAACCAGATGAACGTGCAGAGCTTCCTTTTTTAAGATATTCAAATCCAGTCTTGACAAACTCTACTCCAAGAACTTGTTCAATAGGAAACATACAATAGAGACAGTGAGTATAAGTTCCATTCTGAATTCCTAGGTAGAGTTCCCTATCCCATCTAGCATCATGAATCCACTTGCCAGACGTGGTCTTATGATCCCAGCTGAAGATTATATCATCTTCAATCCTACGCATGATAGAGTCCATTCGATAGTGAAGGAAGCGGTGGTCGTCAACAGGTACAGTTCCAGATATTTCAGTCATCTTCTGACCACCTAATTCAACAACTTCATTCTCAACCAGATCATTTGAATGTTCTTGCCAGAACTTTGTTAGGGCGTGGAGAACAGCCGTAGGATTCTTTGGTGAGTAGAGATCATCGGTTGAAGGATCAAAGTGAATACGATAAGCAGCTTCGAATACCATGTAAGCTTCTACATATTTCTCATAGCCAAAGATAAGCTGATGCTCACGTGCTTTGTGAAAGCAGTCTCCGAAGATAAGATCATGCTCAGGCATATCAAGAGACCAGCCAAGTATGTACTTATAAAAGTAATAACGTGGACAGCGCAGGTAATCGTCTAATTTTGAAGAGTCCTTAATTTGCCAAGTTGGTTGTGAAGGAATTGGAAAGCCCATCTTATTCTCCTTTTATTTTCTTATTAAGTGATTGTCCATTAGCTCTTGAGTAAGCTGAATAATGCGTTGATGGAGTTCAGCTAAGTGATTGATTGATACAGTTACATGAGGAAAAACAACTAGATCTGATTCTGATGGTGCTGAGTCAGGATAGTCTACCGTAAGTGAATCCCTTCTCCATTGTCTTAAGATTCTTTCTGAGATCATTTTAGTTCTCCTTATTTTATAAGATATGGTTCCTTTCAATGTATTTGCCGTCCTTAAATAAGAGGAGGTTCAACTTGCCGTGTTTGTGTGCAAAGATAGCACATGCAATACTATTCATTACGTTCAAACTACAAGGAACTATATAATCCTCTTCTGTTGACCCAGCCATAGTTTCATCAAACTGCCGAATCATTGAGTTAGTCGCATAGCGATTCATACTTCCCTCACTGAGAAAAATTACATTTCCATAAGGTTCTGCAGCGCTGAAGTCATGGGCTGAACGATTTACGATATAGACATTTTTCATCTTACACCTCTTCAGGATCAATTAGTGGTTTGTCAGGAATAGAGTTACCTAAGTCCTTAATCATATTGAGTAGAGTATCTGGAGCAGATGACTTTGGCTTACTTTCATCTGGCTCGAAGCGTCTATCTCGGAGAGTGTTAGAGTCCACACCTCCGATGATTCCAGATACTCTGGCTGGGCTCAGATCGTTTAATTTTTTAACGAACTTTCCCTTTGGCTCAGTGAATGTAGGAATGTCGATGGGCTTGAGATCAAACTCGATAGGCTCATCTGAGCATGTGTGAGGCTCAGCCATATCAATTATTACTCCAAACTTAGGTAGGGCCTTTCGAAATATAGCCAATCTAATTCCGCAGTTGCTACAGTATATGAATTTCATATGTCCCTCGATTCAGTCCGAGTTTCGTCTGTGTCGTCGTCTTCTTCTTCGAGTTCTTCTTCATCTCTAACTGTAACTTTGCACATTTCCCAAGACTTTGCCTTCAGATCAATCTCTTCAACCACGCACTCAACAGTGGTATAGACTTCCAACATGGCTGAGACTTCAGCAGAGAATTTCTTAGGTACGAACCCTAAGAAGTTATCATCTTTGAGTATCCTAACGGCGTTAGGGTCAAAACGATTTGTAGGTTCTGGATCAAGTGTTAGAATATCACCTACTTTCATTACCTTTAATGCTTTATCAATTTCAGTTTTTGGTCTAAACTGTACTCCGGCGATATAGAATGATCTTTGCATTTTGAATCCTCCTATTTAATTTTAGTTTCATGATAATCTAGTCTACCATTTCCTGACTCAATAACTTCAATCTGAAGCATATTTGCAAGAGCCATAGTTAAATCATGCTGGTAGGTTAGTTTACCATCTACTATATATTGATAGCCAAACTTTCCAAAGTGGATTGTTATAGTTGAATCTTTAGTCATTTTTAACTCTTTTTATATTATTACCTTACCATCATCACTTACCAATCCCCACTTTAGCATAATTAAGAAGTATTCATTGGTTGAGTATGGAGGAGTTTCATTCCTACACACTGCCAGTGAATTCTCAGCATTCATTCCTAAACACTCACAGTGACAAGCAAGCGCATGAGCATGAAGAATCATTACATTCTCGTGACTTAGAAATACTTTTTGAGCGTTTTCAGAAATATTAAATTCTGGTGTCATCTATTACCTCCACAAATACAGGGAATCTTGGATAGTGCATACCACTTGATAATGCAGCCATATGTTGATACTTTACCTTAGCCACTTTTCCAGTAAGTACTTCTTTCTCCATCCAGAGTCTTCTTCTTTCTTCTTGCGTAAATCCTGTACCCACACTAAAGATCCCACCATCTCCACTTTTAAGTGTAAGGCTTCCAAGTGAATCTTTTGGAGTACCATTAATAGATATTTCCTCTTCATACCCAACAATCTCATAGTCGTCTTCCTTTTTAGGTTTGAATTTCATCACTAATGTAGAGCGCTTACGCTGATAAGGATTGTTCTTATGCCTAACAATAATTCCTTCATATCCCAAGTTAATGATGCTATCATAAGCTCTCATCACATCATCTAAGTTCTCACAAAGCCAGAATGGTGACACTATTATTGAA